TCCTTTTAGTGGTTTCCTTATTGAATGGTGATCTTGATAGCTACTACTAGTTTATGATTCAATGTTCTCATATGGATACTTTGAGTTAACTAAAAGGGAACATAAAGAAAAATCTAAAGTCAGTCTTTATGATCCCCTTTAGAATATCTCAAAGGGTCTATAGGAACCCCATTATTTTTTTTTTATTGTTATTTTCTTATTTTCTTATTTTTTGTCATGATGGGGTCAGGTAGATATCTTATATATACCTTTTTCTGGCCCCTTCTGGGAGTGGAGATTTTATTCGGAGTAGTCACTTCATCCTTATAGGGATGATTTTATCTTGTAAACTTGTATCCCTCTGAATATTTGTATTTATTGAATCCCTTGGAAGTACCTGATTCTCTTACATTTTCTGTAATTGTATTTATTCCTATTTTTCTTGTAATAAACCCATGAAAGGCTTCCAAAGATTCCTCTAGCCATTCTGAAGTTACTTCATTTATTCCTTCATCAGCATCAATTCCCATGAAATCTACTAAATACTTGACACCTATAGCTAAGGCATCCAATCTATCATCGTGAACTAGTGCTCCTCTGTCTGAGGTAATCCTAGTCATCTGATAGAATAGTGCATACTTGTAGTCACCTTCAGGGACACTATCGATATCCCTGTTGATGCACTCCGGGGTAACTATCATCTTATGGTTACCTAGGACAGGCTCTAGGGTATCTATGATGCGTACTTCTTTCTGTCCTGTTGACTTAACTTCTTTAGTACCGCATTCCTTATAGACCTTCCTAAGGACAGGCTCAAAGAGCTTGAGGTACATGCCATCACCGAAGTTACCTTCAATGACTACCTCATTAACCTTCCATTTCTTAGCAGTGCTCGCTAGTTTATTTAGGACTACATCAGAGTACCCCCCTAGGAGACCTCCTACTTCCATGACGTAGATGTAGCCGTTAAGGTAATACAATACTGCATAACCTGTTTCGTCTTTCGGTTCTATGAAATTTCAACAGCTTTCCACCCTTTATGATGCTTACGGGTTCCCTTAGCTACCTTACGAAGGTTCTGAGGTGTAAGCTCATGTTCCTTACAGAACTCCACAAGAGATTCTGGGGTATAGGTGTTACCGTTAGGGTCTGTAATAAGATAGCGCTTACCGGTACCATAGTTATGGGGCATACCCCCCTTTTTGAACCTAGTATCAAAGCAATCTCTACATACAGTACCTGTTCTACGGTTAGGTAGATACTTGTTGCAAACAGGGCATCTTACGGTAGCAACATCGCCACCTGCCCTTCTGTTCCAACCCATGTTTAGCTTAGGTCTCAACACATATTCCATGTTAAGAGCTTCAGCTTTAGGGAGCATCTTAATTAGAGAGATCTCAACATTTTCTTTACCAAGGTTCCTAAGGGTTTCTCCTACAGGACGCTTTGAGCAGAAGTGTTGTGAAAGTCTATAATTCAAAGATCTTCTAGTAATGCCAACATATCCACTTGCTAGGTCGTTATTACCTTTTTCGTGAATATGGTACACTTTGTACAAACGGGTTTTAGCTCTAAAGTTGTTGATTTTCATATTTATGTTTAGTAGTTGTTAATTACTTTCTTATGGTCGCCCATAAGTCCAGACTATATCTTTTTCACCCCTGTTTCCCACTAACACTCAGCGGTACATAATAGTCGTTACACCTTCCTAAATTAGGCTTGGCTCGGTATTATCTCTTAGAGACGTTCACCGAATTTAAGGGTTTTATTTAATGACGAGGCAAGACAATTCACCACGTCCAGACGGATCAACACACATCATCTTATAGGTATACTTCTCCATCTCTGGGGAAGCTGTGTGGCACATATAATAGGCATCTCCCTTTAGTCCCATTACCTTTGGGATCTCCTGAAGGGAGACCTTACGAGCAGGATCAGGCATCCATGTAAGTTTCATAGGTGCTTCATCTGTACTGAAGGTGCCTACAATGAGATCTCTAAGTCTCAATGGGTACTTATCAGCATCAGATAAGCTAGTGTCTAGCATGAACTGCAGCAGGAACCCTGCTCTTCTATAGGACAGCTCTCGTTTCTGTAGATCCTCTTCATTGAATCTAAGGGGATCTGTAGGCTTACCTGCGTACTTCTCAGGATCACTGTCATACTTGTCTGCAATGAACTTAGCTAGACGTGTACCATAGTTAGCTCTCTGGATATCGTCATAAGGATATCTTGCAGGGTAGATGATAGCAGTGTACCCTCTCTCCTGAAGCTCATTATAGAGAGACATTTCATTCTGAGGAGTACCAAGGTAAATGATGGTGCCATTAGGTTTGATAACAGCGTCAAACTCCTTCACCAACTCAAATAGCTGATCTCTCAATACCTGAGTGAAACTGTTGCTCGGTACCTCTACGTCATCACTAACAATGATATCTGCACGAGAACCTGTAAGCTGTCCTTTGATACCTACGGATTTAACTGAGGGGCTATGATCGGGTTTACTCGGGCCAACGTCAAAGAGATTCTGAGTATCCCGTTGCCCCTCTCGTGCCTTTAGGTGCTCTAAGAATGGCAGCTCATTAATGATCTTCTTAATAAAGGTAGCGTTTGCATCAGCTCTTTCTTTATTAGCTGAGACAACCATAATCTTGAGCTGAGGGTTCTTCCATAGGCACCATACAACATAGGCACATGTAATGAAACTCTTAGCTACACCACGGAACCCCATAAGAATGAATCGATCATTGGGGGGATGCTGCAGTGTCTTAGCAATATCTACCTGAATAGGAGTAGTCTGTGGCAACCCAATAGTCTGCCACACTAAGCTGCAGAACAATGGAAAACTATTAAAGTATGGAATCAATGCTTTAGTTGACAAGGCCATTAGCTCCATAGTCTAACTCAAAGTTCTCCTTAGTAGCCTTCAGTAAGGATGCTAATGCATTGTCTCCATCTTCACCGGCTTTAGGGACACAATTGATGCCATTTCTCTGCAGCTCCTTGATAATCGCATTGTATAGCTGAGGGTTACGCTTCTCTGGGTCTTTAAGATCGTTCAGCATGTTCTCCAACATGTTGTCCTGAATCAAGCTCAGCAAGCTCTCTCTGTCTAATGGTTCTTTGTTCTTCATTGATTCTCACTTTCCTAGCAGCTAGGTAGGGGTCTACCCAGTGCTTTTTTATCATTGTTATAATGCCTACTATAGTGTACACAAGGGTACCTATGTAGACCCAATCACCTAGGTCTACCCCTAATACGGTAACCCCAGTGACAGCTATAGGGGGAGACATATTAATAATATCCTTTGCTATGGAACCCTCATCCTCTACTGTAGGTTCTATATCTAGGAATCTCATTAGTTCACACCTAAGAGACTACTAAAGTCAGCTTTCTTAAAGTGTGCTCCTTTAAGTAACTTTCCATCAGCTCTATAGGTAGGACAAAGGTTGCCATTGTCATCAACCATCTTGCTCATGAATTCCTCTGCAAGAGCCTTCATGCCTAACTCAAGAGGATACTTATGTTCAATAGCATACATGATGCAAACCCAGATAAGATCACAGAGTTCTTTGAAGTCCTCAGGGCAATCTGAAGCTTCCTCTGCCCATTCTTCAAACTCCTCAAGGATGAGCTTAAGATAGAGCTTTCCGTTCGTCCCTGAAGGGTGAGCCTTGTCGAACAATACTTGCATAGTGTCCGCAAGACCCTCCGTTGAATATTCTAAAGACCCGCTGATTGCTTGAGCCGTGGTAATCATGTTTTTCCTTTTTATCTAATTCAAATTTGCCATCAATGAGAACATCAACATAATCCAAGATGGGTTCATCTTTGATATCCTCATAGGTACGTCCTGTCCATAACCAGATTCTCTTAGTGTCCCCATAGACATCCCTCACACGCTTCAGGATTTGCTCTACAGCGTGTTTGTTATAGGGCTCTAAGGGGTCACCACCTAAGATACTCAATCGTTCAATATAGGGCGATTTAAGAGCATCTAGGAGGGTGTCTAGAGTATCTTCAGTGAACTCTTGACCGTATTGGGGATCCTGAGCTTTCTTGTTGAAGCACCCTCGGCAGCATAAGGAGCATCCTGAGACAAACAGGTCTACCCCCATGCCATCCCCATTAGTCATACTACAGGTATCTATCTTAGCGTAGTTCATCGTTACATTGATACTCTGTCTTTAATTTCAGCTAACTTAGCATCGTTCATACGAGTACTACCATTAGCTTTAGTGTACCCTAGGTATCCGCAAACACGACTAATGACAGACAAGTTAGTAGATCCACAATGTGGACACTTATTCATGACATTAGTGGAGTGCTTATGGCAGTCTTCACAATAGACACTATCAAAGTTAATACCCTGATAGAACCCTTTCTCCATACCTCGTAAGATCAGTGCCTTAAGTGCCTGAAGGTTCTCAGGGTTAGTCACTCGGACATACTGAATGTGGCCTCCGTTGCACATATGGAACATCTTGTATTCAGCATCCTGTTTCTCAAAGGGAGTGATAGGCTCACTAACGTGCATATGAAAGCTGTTAGTGAAGTACTCTCCAAACTGATTATCTCCGGTGTACTCAGCATATTGTTTAGCTTGTACACCACATAAATTTTCTGCCATTTATACCCTCGGTTTCCCGATATTTATTAGGGGATTAGACTATATCATCACCCTTATTACTAAGGGGTTGTGTGCTTCCATTTAAGGGGTTCTCACCCACCGATTCCGGCCGTACTCCTTTTGCTTCTTTTTGGCAAGCCTTGGGATAGTCGTTACAGAGCGTAATAAAGCAATTATATTTTCTAATCCTATAAATATTACCATCTTCAGAAAACAGGTACTTTGAATAGTTTGATAGTTTTTTATATTGCATTTATTAAACTCCACGGGATTAGCATAGCAAGCGCCTTAGCCTTCCCCGTTAGCCTCTTTCGAGACACCTCGCATTTTAGCGAGCCCACACAATTTTACGTTCCTAATTACTCAGGACGTGCCCACACTTGTTTAGGCGTTCCATAGACAGCATAGAGATAGCCATCTTCTTTCTTGAACTGCTCTACCTTATCATTGATATGCTTAAGTACACCCTCAGCATACCAAGGATCCTGATAGAGTGTCTTACCAGTAGCAAGAACATTAAGTTCATTCAAAGCAGTGACACCAAAGGAAGCGGTCATGTAGTTAACCAAATCACCAATCTCATCGTCTGCCTTAAGGTTCCCCTTATAGAACCCTCCTTGCATGAATGCCATAGGATTGGTACAAGCTTTAGTGTGTCTGATGATATCATAGCGTTTCTTAAAGAATTCTCTGATGACTTCCATACGATCACTAAGGACATTGAAGAAATTCTTGTTCTCGTTCTTGGCAACCTGCCAGATCAACGGAAGGTTCAAAGACACAGCACCAAGGTTGCATCGACCAACAGTAATAGCTTTGCCCTCCTTATCGTGCCATTCAGTGAGGTACGCCCGGCATCCCTGCCATAGGCTGTATCTCATAATTTGATTCCATTTATTTCTAAATGGGCTAGACTATATCTTCCTAAATCTTAGTTTAGGCATACCGTTTCGAAGGCGTGAGCAATCACCTCGCGCCCCCTACACCCCTACATTCATCAGGGTTAGTCGTTAGACACACAATAATTCTTATTATTGCTTCGTACGGGATTGTCCTCAACATTACTTGTTAGGAGTTTCCCCGTTTAGGTATGTTTAACGCCGACAGGATATTAGTTTATCGGCGAAGTAATAGCTCCAGTACGCTTGTAGATGTCTGCAGCCTTACCATGGTTCAAGCTAAGATAATCAGGGTACATGCACTTACTGGAACACTTCACAGCAAGTTCAAAGAGCTCCTTGTGATCTTCATCTTCATTGATCTTATTTTCATCATAGAGGAAGACAAGCTTAGGGAACACCACCTGTTTACCTCCATGCCCCCTCATGCGAGTTTTAAGGATAGTCTCACCAATCATCCGCATGATGTCTCTATCAAGGTCATCCATCATGATGTCCCAAGTACCGAAGGTAAGCGTAGTGAATGCGAAGTCACCGCGAGAACACGGAACAGTATTGAGCTTCAGCTCAAGGGACTGGAAGCCTTGTTCAAGTTCACGCCTGAGATCCCCCATAGCCATTGCACAGGATTCATCATACTCCATGTTGCATTGTTCGAAGTATTTCTTAAATGCGTTATCGTAGGTCTTCTTAGCATACGGAAGGAGAACCTTATCGATCTCTGCAAGGGTGAATCCACCGAACTGCTGTGCAGTAGCCACAAGAGTGATGTCACCGATAACCTGAAGTGCACTCAATACACTCGTAGGTTCCGTGTAGTCCACATTGGACATACTAAAGCCACCCCTAAGGACATTCCCAATATCAAACAGGCAGCAATTGACAGAACCCATGAGCATATCTCGCATATCGTGAATGTAGATATCGCCACGCTTAGTTAACTCTTTTTCTTCCTTGCTAAGATAGAATTGTCGATAGAGCTCTTTTGTAAGGTATCCCTTAATGAGCGAGCCTTTTGTTGACACCAGAGAGCTATCGAAGTTAGCATTCTCTCTGTCCCCAAGTAGAAGCACGTTATCAGCTTCATCTTTAACTTTCTCAAATGATTTAGCATAAGTATTCTTATAGTCTCTATATTCTTGATATGAATTCGCTACATCAGTCAACCCAAAGTACTTCAAGTAATGAATTACTTCCTTATGAAGGTCTTTAGTTGGGACATCTCTATCAATAATTAAACAAGAGTGAACTTTCTCAACCAGTTTGTTAAGAACATCAGGCTCCACATATTGATTCACTCTAGCAGCCGCCTTATAGACAGCTTCTTTGATCTTCTCTCCGTTCCAGCCTTCTACAGTACCATCTTTCTTAATAATCTTCATGTTCCATAGTGTATTTAGTTATTTACTTCGTGTCGCTCTTATCCGTGAACTGTGCCTTAGCAAACTGCTTTATGGCAGTAACTTCCTCAGAAGTAAGTTCACTAGTAATATTAGCATAAACCTTCTTCGTTACGTTGTTGTCTTCGCTATACACGATGACATCAAAGGTAACCGTAGTAATGTCGGGTTTCGCTGTAAAGTTACCCAAAGAACACCTTGGATATAGCCTTAGCTCCCTACCTTAGCGAGACCCAAGGGTTCCAATTCAGGGTCCTTACAGAGGAACTTAGGCACATCAGGCCAACGGACATCCCTAGGAAAACCTTCCTGTTTAGGGACGTCTCTAAGAGCCTGTCTGTAGACCTTAAGTTCCTCAAGGTTCTGAGGATTCGAAGGATAGTCAGGCATGAGATAGTAGTCAGTCTCGCCAAGGAGCTTGTCTCTCTTATCTCTGATTGCCTCAGCTACCATCGAATCATCAGGTTCAGGATTCTGAATAATTTGATACCCACCGTCTACCTGTTGAATACTGCAGTCACCTCTGGTATTACACCAAAGAGCCGCCTCAGGAGGATATTCACCCTCGAATATTTGATTGATGTGGAAAGTCATCTGTTTATCCCCTTTCAATAGCCACTAGCACGCCAATCCCATCCCTGATCACCGCCTTCGTACCACGTGATTTCCGTCTTCGTTGTCGTTCTACGAGGCGCATTCTCGTATGCCGCAATCCAGTCCGGGTGGCTCGTATATCCACTCGAAGGTTGTACATTAAAAGTATATTTTGTATTTGAAAATGGTTTACTAAAAGTACATACACCGCCTGTACCGTGACCACCTTGCTCAATGAACCCATCTGACCATACGCGATACCACTCAGTTCCCGTGCTCCACGTCTTCGTAACGTAAGTTTTTGGCTTTGGGAGCTGAGCAATGTCCGCCTTGATCTGTGTAAGGTTCGCATCGATCTTTGTAAGTTTCGTCTCGGTCTGTGTAAGGTTCGCATCGATCTTTGTAAGTTTCGTCTCGGTCTGTGCAATGTTCGCCTGTACAGCATTCACGGCAGACATAACGTTCTGGATGTCCACAGAACCTACATTCGTAGCAATACCGTAGGCTACCACGCACATTACCCATTTGTGTTCCTCGGGTTGAACGGTACTGGAGCGGCCGTAGGTTTTATCTGAATTGCTAGCTGAAATACTGAGCTTGCTCCAGTACCTACCACTAACGTTTTCGTAGCCGGCCCTTGTGGTAGTTGCAAGGCTTGAAGCAGTTAGAGCACCACTACTCACAAGAGCCCCTGATGTTCTGGACAAGTCATCTTCGCCACCAGAGACGCTGACTGAGCCCGTAATGTTCGGGAGACCAGCCTGATGGTCCTTACCAACACTACGGCTAGCAAGAGCTTTCTGCTGATAAGGAGCAAACTTAGGAGTTCTAAAGTTCGTACTCCCGTCACCCGAAGAGTAGAACGGGCAGAATCCATTGTTTTTCGTAGCAATCTTTTGCCATTCAGCTTCAGTCTTCACCCACCCTTGAGCCGTAATGTAATCAAAGAAGTCTTTGTACAAAGCTCTAGAATACGTAGCTCCATTACAAATAATAGAATCAGCAGGCGCTGTTCCGTAGGGGTGAAGATAGTGGAAACCTAATGGCCTTACAGTACCGAGTTTACTTAGCTTTTCAGCTAATTGATTAAGAAAAGTAGGATCGTCTGCATTAACAGGATTAGTACCATTTAGAGCCTTATCACAGGCATCCAAGATAGCCTGCTTCTTGGCATACGTAGGAGACAGAGTGTCACCAATACCGTCAACCTTAGAGGACACATTAGTGATGCTCTCACGGATAGTCGTAAGGTCTACCTGAAGTGTAGCATCATTAGTCTTAGCGTCAAGGGAAGCCTGAAGATTAGTAATCTGGCTAATCGGATGCGTGTGTGAAGACGGAGTAAAGGAACTAGGGACATCCGTAAGTTCACTATAGGCTAAACTATTCTTAGCAGAGAGAGTACCAAGGGTAGGCTTGTTCTTAATAAAGTCATTCTTAGTGGAGTTTGTCTGTGCCCAGTCAGCCTGTAACTGACCTGCAACAGCCTGATCCGCATATTGCTTAGCAATATCAGCTTGCTTCTTAGCTTCAGCTTCAGAAGCCTTAGCATTAACCTCAGAGGTACCTGCCGCAGTCTTAGAGAGAGCCGCATTATCTTCAGAGAGCTTAGCCGCCTTAGCGCTATTGCTAGCCGCAGTAGCCTGAGTAGTAGCGGTGCCCGCACTGTTTTCCGCATTCGTAGCACTAGCCTTAGCCTTAGTGGCATCAGCACTAGCCGCAGTAGCACTGTCTTCAGCCTCGCTAGCCTTCGTTGTAGCAAGGGTTGCCTGCTGTGTAGCAATGGTAGCCTTAGCAGTGGCAGTAGAAGCGCTCTGAGTGGCAATAGTAGCCTGAGCCTTCGCAAGGTCTACCTGCTTGGTACCTTCAGTGCTAACAAGATCAACCTGCTTAGCACCCTCAGCAGTAACGGCATTAACGCTAGTCGTCTGTTGAGCCTGCACTGCCTTCACAGAGGTACCCTGTTGGGTAACCACAGCATTGACAGAGGCAGTCTGTTGGGCCTTCACAGCGTTAACACTGGTAGTACCCTGATTACTTACTAGACCAACCTGTTTGGTACCTTCAGCCGTAACCCTATTGACAACATCAGTAGCAACCTGAGTAAGAACCTCATTAGCCTTATTGGCATAATACTTAGCAGAGTATTCAGCTCCATCAACAGTAGCACCAAGCTTAGTAGCCCATTGCTTAGCTAACTCAGCACTAGCAGAAGCTTTACCTTCAGAGGCCTTAGCGTTGCCTTCAGATTCCTTAGAGTTAACCTCAGACGTCTTGGCATTAGTCTCAGAGACCTTGGCCTCATCAGCTTTAACCTGAGCTACATTAGCGTTGTCCTTAGTATTAGCGTCAAGAACCTTATTCTCATCTCTGATTTCCTTAGCTTCCTGAAGGATAGCCTGATTCTCGACCTTGACTTCATCAGCATACTCTGAAGCACTCACAGCAGTATCTGCAGAAGCCTGAGCATTTACCTCAGACAACTTAGCGTTCTCTTCAGATTTCTTAGAGTTAGTCTCAGCTTCAATAGCTCTGTCTCTAGCTCTCTCAGCAGCTAGCTTAGCCTGATAGGCGCCCTTAGCATCAGTCTTATAGACACCATAGGTCACAGCATCAGAATCAGCTTCAGGAGTACCTACATTGATGATACGTTTACCCTTAGCGTCCCAGTTTCCCTCTCGGTTGACACTAAGGGAATCCTCAAGGATATCTCGACCTTCTTCAGCGATATGAAGTGACTGCACCTGAGACGTATCCAAATCAGTAGCCTTAAGAATGGAGGCATCCTTAAAGGTGACTACTCGTTCAGTAGCTGAGGTATATCTTCGGATTGTTAAGGATTCTCCTGATGAAGGAGCTACCTTAAGTCTAATCGTAGTTTTATCTAGGAAGTAATAGTCACTGCCGGTATCACCATAGTCACCCCCAGTAAGAGTAGTGCCAGCGCCTAATCGTACAGTAACGAAAGACTTCTTTAGATAATCAAAGGGAACTGTAAAGTCAGTTCTAGTACCGTCCCCCGCATAGATGATAATAGTGGAAGTCATTAAATATTAATATCCATATTTGTAGTCCTCTAGATCGTCATTAACGAAGGACTTAATTGCATTAGTTATCCCCGGTATATTTGGGATAGTTGATGTAGACCGCTTGATATACCTAGCGATATCCCTTCGATCCTTATAGGTAGAATCATTAAGAATCATATCCTGAATTCTGCTGTATGTACCCAAGCCACCAAAGGCAAGAGATTCGCCATAGCGCAATGCAGGGAACATATCTAAGACAGTATTAGCGATACCATTCCACTTGATGTAGTTAGAATCTTCACCTAAGGTATCTCTAGTTTGAGCTGTAGTCTTAGCTGATGTGCCAATACCTACAGAATTCAATGCAAGAGCCATAGAGGCTGTATAGGGGTTTCTATTAAAGAATGCCTGCATCAAGAATGTAGTAAGTGCATCAGGGTCACTCAAGTCATCTATAGAGCCAATACCTAAGGTGTTCTGAAGGTACTGCTCTTTAGCTTCATCCTCCATACCCAAGGCTCTAAGGTTAACCTGAGCTAACGTAATTGCACCTGTAAGAGCACTAGAGGTGAGATAGCTATTCAATGCAGCAAGGTTACCCTCTTCTTCCCAGCGGTTCATTAGTTTAACGAAACGCTTATTATAGGACTGCACTGCGAAGGTCTTAAACTGGAGAGCCATAGACACTACAGGATTATTAGCTACCTGCCACGTAAAGACATCATCTAATTTACGTCTCTGAAGGGTCTCTTCAATAGCGTAGTTAGTGAGCTTACGCAATACACTCATAGCTTTATCGTCATCTCTGAAGTCAGCCAATCGTGTACCTTTCTTGAGCATAGGTGTCTTAGCTGTCTCATCGTACCTAAAGAATCTCTTGCTAGCCATTAGGGTATAATCAAGATCAGCTTTAGTAATCCCTACTCTCTTAAGATCGATATCTCTAAGGAATCCTCTGTGAGCCGCAGTACGCCCATAAGCCTTCTGCATGAACTCCCCAAGGAAGCAACTAACGACTGTATCAATGATAGTGTTATTAGTGTACCTCTGAATCTGAGCAGCAGGGGAGTAGTCTGCAATAACATTAAAGATCCCTACAGCCTTAGCCATATAGGGATTAATGTTACGATATTTCTCTGCGTTACGTCTCATGATCTCTGAGGCATCTAAGGTATCATAAAGTTCTCTGCCAATAAGGTGATCCTTAATAGCGGTAATATCATTCTTAGTGAATAAACCGTTGCCCCATCTTTGGACAGTCTCATGTACCCCGGGGATCATTCTAATGAGAGCACCTGCACCATATGCCTGAAGGGCTGCTCCAACTTCACCGTAGTTAAGGATACCCATGAGAGTACCAAAGGATGAGAAAGCTAACTGCTTCATAATATCTGCAAGAGCATCCCCAGTAGTGAAGTTAGCTCTGTTGGGATTAATAGCCATACCATAGGCACGCCTATGCATGACATTAAGAGCCTCACGAAGTTCATCCTCACCCTCAGGACGTCTATTGGTATTCTTTACCCAATAGTCATCAGCCATCTTATTGATATGCTCAAGTCCCTCTGAGAAGTCTCTGTTGTATACTCGTTTCTCTGCAAGTAACCCCGCAGTACGATTAAAGTATCTACCAGAGACATCAACAATATCTCCTCTGAGTTTATTCAGAGAGAAGCCGGAATGATCTTTATAAGAGGTATCCCAAGGCATCCTTCGTTTCTGAAAAGAGAAGTCTCTAGCATCATCACTAAAGTTGTCTACAGAGTGACCAGAGTGATTCTGATCTCTATATCCATATCCTGCCTTTCATCCCAGAGCCACGCATTGAATTGAATATCTTCTTCCTCAGGAGTAAGCTTTACTTTGTTTACTTCAAGTCCCTGAGCTTCGGCTTTCTTAGCTTCCTTCTCTGCCTGAGCCTGTAGTTCCTCTTTCCAAATCCTACGGAACTCTGCAAGCCTTTCTGCGGAACGAGTTACGCCTGTATAGAGGTAACTCTGAAGATAGATACCTGCCTGCTCATCTCCACCTACTCTAAGCAGGAAGTCATGCATCTTCCATTTGTCAATAACTACTGGAACATACTTACCAATTCTATAGGCAGCATCAACTAGACCAAGATGATGCAGCTTAAGGCCACGGTGTCTATAGGTATCTGAGATTCTATCGGCCAGTGCTACAGCTTCAGGATCTTTACTAAGTGGATTCTTAGAGACATCATAGCCACCAATCTTGTCATAAAGAAACTCATTAGTCTCCTCTCTTCCGTACCTGTTGGATAACTTCTGTACATCATGAGGAAGGGTATTCATGAGGCTATCTGTTTCAACCATAAGGCCCTCTACTTCATCAAAGAGAGTATTCTTAGCAGGGCTATTCAGTCTCTGCTTAAAACCTTCATCAGTACGTATACCTTGTTCCCAATGAGTGAGGTTACCAATGTATTCCTTAAGATCCTCAGATTTATCTCTATAAGACAATAGCTTCTGTTTGAATTCAACTGAAGGCAACTTAGAGGTAAGCTGTTCTCTAAGGTCATTCATCTTTCTAGCAAGAGGTAAAGTCTTATTAGCAAGTGTTCTCTCGATAGGGGTAAAGACAACATCCTCAGGGGGTTTCTCACCCTTTAGCATAGCATCATGAGCTATAGCAACCTTACGGTTAACTTGAGAGACTGTACGTAACCCTTTACCTAGTCCCTCAAAGCCTAACGTAAGACCTGCAATAGCACCAACGTCTGCCCAGACATCATGATGAATACCTGTAACGTAATCCTGAAGCTGATTAGCTGCTACACCTGAGACAACATTAGCAGTGACCTTAGTGGCACCTAAAGCTACCTTAGAGGAGACACCAATAGGAGGAGCAACAACTGAAGCAACCGTAGTAACAATATCCACTGGATTACCTACAGCACTCCCTAAGCCACCTACTAAAGACATATACCAAGGACTATTCGCAAACTGAGCTTCAACCCTTCGGTTCTCTGCAAGTAAGTCTGCATTCCTCTTAACGTCCTCCATAGAAGAAGCATTATCTAAAACAAAGTCAATATCATCTTTGTCATAATTGAACTGCTTATACAGCTCATCCTTCTCTTCTTCGGTAGGCTCATATTTCTTGGTAGTAAATCCCCCTCTGCGAACCCACATGCCAATAGGGGAAACCTTAACACCATCTACAAAAGCACTCTCGTTAAAGTTAAAGAGACTATAACTCTTAGTGTCTCCCTTAAGTACATCCTTTTCAGGAATGTTCTCAATAGGAGTAGTAGTTACATAGGCTTCATACTGAGGCTTAGAGGCTCCTAAGAACCTCCCTAGGTTAGCTACAGGATATTCCCCAGTGTCTACCGGAACGTATGAATTGTCGGCCATTTAAACTTGGAACCCTCCTCAATATTCTTAATAATCTTAGCTTTAATTCTAGCAGTGAAGTCCTTCATAGGAATAACCATATTCTCAGTACCATCAAGAGCAACTACAGAAATATTATCTCTGTTGACATCATAGAAAGAACTATCATAAAGCATAGGAGTATTAAGACCCCTCTCACTCATGTAGTCTTTAAAGACCTCATTGGCATACTTAGCTAGATCCTCAGGAGACTGGGGGGTAACCCCAACCTCACCTAAGCCTTGTTGAATAGAAGCAATTGGGAGGACAAAGCCACGGACACCCACGAATTCATTGGCTACCTTTTCCATAGCAGCCTTACCGAGCTTACGGATAGAGGTATCATCTGTAGGATTGGCATCCTTATAAGCTTGAATCTCAGCCCACACAAGGGTATCCAACATATCCGTAGTAGCTCTGTTGAGACCCCCAGTGCCAACTAAACCCTGAATCTCATTCCTGTCTACTATGAATCTAGGCAATAGCTGCTCTAAAGGAACGCCTGATTCTAGTGCCTTTCTCTGTTGCTGAGCCTTAAAAGCCTGAGCAGAAGCGAGGACCTGAAGGGGATTCTTACCAAGCCTGATAGCCATATCTACAGTAGACAACTGGGAGTATACACGAGTGTCACCATAGGTGCCATTAGTGAGAATCTGTCGTACTGCTGAAGGATTAGTACTATAGAGGCTCATTAAAGTTTGGAACCCTGGGGATAACCCTGAGATAGAGATTGCTCTAGCTTGACCCGGGATATTATACTGGAAGTCACCTGCTTCCTTATCCGTAAGTAAATCTACAGCATCCTTAGATGAGATCTTACCGGTCATAGCAATTTCATTAAGTCTATGATCTAAGTCCTGATAGTACTCTTTAAGCATCTCAGTGACAGGCTCTCTAATGGAATTAGGAGTACCTTTAGAGGTAGCCATAGTGAGCAGCATTGAGACCTTCTTTGGATCACCTTCAGTAAAGAGCTTCTGGACAAACCCTTGCCCGATAACCTTCATATCATTGGAATTCAGGGAGATACCCGCATCCTGAAGTACTTTCCTGAAAGCCTCTTCAGTAGGAACCGCAGTACCCGTAAGGTTAGCTATAAGAGTATTACCTAGGTACTCCTCATAGAGGGCATCCCCTCGCATCTTCCCAGCTGCCTTAAGGTTAGCTTGAGCAGTTCTCTTAGCGTTCCTGATTGCTTGATCAAGATACTTAGTTCTAGGTGTCTCTACATTGTTATTAGAAAGATACTCTTCATCCTTAAGCTGACTGAGGAGAACATAGTTGCCATCCTCAACATACTTGTCAATCTGATCCTGCCAGTGAGAGAACTCCATAGCATTGTCAGTAGCCTTTACAGTCTCTGCGTTGACAAGCCATGCTTTAAGGTTATCCTCACCTAATAGCTCTCTAAAGGTAGTCCCTTTGATGAACGGAATCTCTTTATCTGCAATACTCTCAATAAGCTGAGAACCATAGCGAGACTTAGAGGCCATCTGGAAAGCATTGTTGAGAAGCTTATATTGCATCTCAGGGGAATAGTTAGCCCCCGTAGTTCTCCCCATTTGATCAAGGTAATTCAGGAAAGCTTGACCTGCATTAGGTGACCCTGAATTAATGATCGTAGCAATGTTAGAGGAATCAGCAATAAGAGATTTCTCAGTTTCCCATTTATCCTCTACAGCTTCCTTCTGAGCGATTACCTTTAGACGACCCTCAGGAGAAGTCTCAAAGAAACCCTCCTTAAAGAACTCATCATCCATAGAGTAACCAAAGGAATCAGCAAGATCCTTTTGGCTCTCTTTAGCGTACTGATAGAACTCTGAATCTACTTCAACCTGAGACTTACCAGCAAGCTTATTCGTATTAACCTGTTCATTAACAAAGTCCTGATAGGCCAGGTTGTATGCCATTCGACCATGCAGATACTTAAGTCTAGACATAGCGAATGGATTGTCCTGAAACGGAATACGATTATTCTTGATATCCTGCTGATACTGTTCAATAGAGTGACTTTGGAAATACTTATCAGCTAAGTCCTCTACCTCTTTCTTCTTTACCTGTTGTCGCTTTGCTTCATCAATCTGATACTGATCGAAGTCTTTAGATGCCTGCTTAAAAGCTAGACCTAAAGCATTCACCCAGTCACCTTCGAGGTCTGCAGTAACTTTAGAAGAACCAATGTTAAGGTTTGCACCCTTATATTCCCCGAGCTTAGCTAAGCCAAAATTGAAGTACCTCCAAGTACCCATCTCATTAGCAATGGACGTAGTACCTGCTGTATTCTTATAAGCCATTAGTAGTAATAACCTCCATAGGAACCTCTACGGTTATACCCCCGATTCATCGCCCCAGTAAAGTTTTGTATGTAACCAAGGAAGTTAAACATGCCTTGGTTTTGTGTCTTAAGGGTACTATAATTAGACATAAAGTTATTCATAAAGCTAGTACCGGTACCCATAGTAGACGAAGAAGTAGTAACACCTGCAGTAGACGTACCTAAGACATTCGCACCTGCAATACCAGAGAGACCCGCAGAACCCCCAACACTAGAGGTACCTGCAACAACTGCCTCTCCACCCACAGTACCCGCAATGGTACCACCAGTACCACCTACGGTACCTGCAGCGCCTGCAAGGGCACTTCCTGCACCTGCTGTAGCTGCACCAATAGCTGCACCTTTAGCGGAACTATCGAGGAATTCCATAACGTAGCTCATGCCACCCTTATATTGGCTCTTGAGTTGATCTCTAGCCTGCTCTACAGAATTCTTCATCTGGACATATAGAGCATCCTTCTGAGATCTAATGTTAGTTACATCAGTCTCATAGGCATCCTTAAGAGCAGTCTTTTGTCGCAACACTGCACCTGAGATTGATCTTTTGATTTGTCCTGCAGTTCGCCCTTCGTAACCTGTCTCAGCTAGAGAAGCTTCAACTGTAGCATTATTCTGCAAGGCGTTATAAGACAACTGAAATAAGTTGCTCACAGCATTATCATAGGCACTCTGCTCTTGTCTAGTCAATTGGTTCTGATTCCAATTGTAGTTCATCTGAGCATAGTACATCTGTTTCTTGAATGCTTTAGTGAGAGATCTGTTGTACTTTGATTTCTGCCACAGGGAACTGCCACCACCTGCAACTGCACCGATTCCTACACCTGCAGCAATTATTCCTGACATAGTTCCTCTCTATTGTTAGTTAATAACTGCCACTCATCAGTAAACTCTTTCTCTGCTTCCTCTACAGTAGATGCGTTACTAGCAAAGAACATTGTAATGTAGGTGTCATCAAAGGCACTAAAGACCTGCCTACGGCCATCCATACCTTTCAATACAGAATAGCCAGAGATCTCCTCTAGGTGATCCCCTACGACAACCTTACAGTACCCACTAACGATAACCACTGTAGGAATCTTAATGAAAGCACCTGCACCAATCTCACCCTTTCTCAATAGAATGGTTCTAACGTAACAGCCTGCCCACAGGAAATGATCTACTTCAATAGGTGCCTCAGGCAGAGACAGAGTAGCCATAACAAGACCTTTACCAATCTCTTGCTCCATAGGCGCCATACTAGGCAGAGCACCTACCACAGCTTTCTTAAGAGTTAATCCCTTTCTCACGTCTGACTATTCCTCCGAATATAATATCCTTCCCAACCACCAGAGATAAGGTTCACAGGCAACGGATTATCTGAAGTAACTGTAATCTTAACCTCAGTACTATTGTCCTGCACAGGGAACTTAAACTTACCTGTTGCTACTCTATAGGATCCTAAGACTAATGGAGATTCACTTAAGACCTTAGATGTACAAGTGTACTTAAAGTGCTTATTCTTGACATCATTGTCTACAGACACATCAAAGGTACCAGAGTTACTATAGTTAAACCAATAGTATCTCAGTTGTAATCTGCCTTCATCTTCAGAGATTGTAGCACCATCCGAAGTAGTTTTCTTAATCATTGGTCTAGACAATACAACATCAAATTCATATTGTCTGCCTACGAAGTAAGTCATACCTCTGAGATCACCGGTCACCTTAAAGACACCTTTAGCATCCCAATCGGTTACCTGATGATAGTAGCCATCAGTACCAACTAGACAATACGTAGCTGAGCCAATCTTAGGAACAGCACCATAGACATCCTTTAGGGAGACCTCGGTATAGTCATTGTAGTCACTGTACTTATTAGTAGCAGGGATGACATAGCGTACCTTACGATCCATAAAGTATCTTACAGGCTCATCAGAGAAGTCTACTGCCTGACCTGTAAGCCTGCTCTTCTCTAAGAACAGTCCGCCATCAGTGTTAATAAGGAAGTAGATTTCAGAGCCTACGAACTCTGCAAGTAAGACCTGAGTACCTTCATATCGGAACGTCCATTTGCACCATGACTGCTGCAAACTCTGGGAATTCTGAATGATGTACTTAAAGATCCATACAGTGTTAGGATGAGTACGTGAACATAGTGTGATTACATTGTCTGAAGTATTACCAGAGAGCCTAAAGATTCCCTTAGGAATATACGTAGGAACATGTGCAGCTACGTCCTCAGCATCCTTAAGATCAGCTACGTCCTGTACCGTATAGTATCTCATAAGAGAGCAATAGTTAACTCTGTTAGAGATAAAGAAAATACTTTGTCCTACACCTAAAGGCTGAGCATCATCACTGTAATCAAAGGAAGTGATTTGATCAACCTTAGCACTCTTAGGGGTCATTACGCCATCGCTAGAGAGAACAAATTGTCCCTCTCTAGAGAACAACATTAGTTCCCTGCTGAATGGTACTGCATGTGTTAGAATACAGACTTTGTTTGAAGATACAGCAAGGTCAATTGGATCAGTATCAGCAATAGTAGCTGCTGATCTAAACCAGAAATTAAAGAAATCAGCAGAAGCACTGAGGATAACATTTTCACCACTGATGAACCCTAAGCGATTTCTGTAGAAGAACATATCATTCAGCGTTTCCCCTACGAAGCTAGGCTCAGGATTGCTGTCCTCATCGCCTACTGCTCTATCAGTCCAAGTAAGTCTTTTGAAGTGGAAGGAGCCATTAGATTCTCTTACGAGAGCATGAGGCATACTAGAGTAATCAAATTTATACTGAATGTTGGGAGCAGCACACTCTAGCCAAGCATTCTTACCTTCATTGTAGTTAACGTAGTAGTCATCATCAGCAGAATTAGATTCACCTTTGATGCGCATGATGTAACCATCAGGAGCAGCAGGAGGAAGCTTAGAGACACTGTTAACGTAACCCTTCAAGACATATGCATTAGTGTTGCCAAAGCCATCCTTAACAACAACATTAGGCATATCCCAGCCAGTCTTAGATTGGATGGAAACTACGGAATCACCAAAGACAAGGAAGCATTGAAGTTGAAATCAGGATTCTTAGCGAACCCCATAGAGGCTCTGCCTCCAACCTGTCCTAATAGCCAATCATAGGTAGTGGCTCCCTCATCAGCACCCTGAGAACCTGTAGCTAAGTCTACAAGTTTCTCTGCAATGTACGCAGAGGTAGTCTGTACAGCCTGCTTAGCTTCACCACCATCAGGGGTAATGACACCACACATAAAGGTATTGCCCATAAAGAGAGCATAGGTCTTAGCATAGGAGGCATTCTTAATGTACGCTAGTGCAGTGTCCTGACCCTTTTGAGAGGTAGTAGCACTAGACATACCAATGGTTTTACTACGGTTCAGAATGAACGTATAGTCTGCAACAGTGACTGCTCTAAATTCATCATTAGCGTCCGTGACTTTAAGATAACCAGCATCATTGTCAATAACAACTTTCTTTTCATTACCTTCAAAATCCCATACCTTTAGAGACCCGCTGGACATACCTAAGATATACTGCTCAGTCTCGTCTCTGTTAATGACATGATACTTAGTAGTGAGTGGATCTACTCTGCCCCCAAGTCTCTTAATGTGAACTGTAGGAGGTCTCTTTTGCAGGCCATCGACTTCACTAGAGAAACCATTGATCTGCTCCTCTACCTGATCAGCAAACCTAATGATATCCGGTTGCTGAGATACGCCACCCTTATAGGATACTGTTGATTGCGATACTAATGGCATCCCTATTAGCTCCTCTGGATATACTGAGAAATGTATTGGTCATTATTGAGGATATTATAGTTACCCGTAGTTAGATCATAGTCAATGATATCTGCATAGGCACTAGATTCCTCAGTCATCAGATGCGTATTCAGGTCATCTGAAGTAAGATATCTCATCTGGAAGATTCTAGCTGCACGACAAGTAATGAACTTACGGAATACCTCAGGTAACTCCTCAAAGTCTAATCCTCTAACCAGAGTATCTAAAGTCAAACCCTCAGGGAACTCATTGGTCTGCGAAAGAATGTCGAAAAAATAGCCGGATCGTCTGATCAACTTATAACCACTGCTGACAAACCTAAGATAATTATTAGGGCAGGGAACTAAGTTAGTATCATCGTCCGGCAATAAAGCTACTGAATCTTCAATATTAAAGTCCCATCCTCTTGATTGAATCTCTTTAGAGACACTATCGAGAATCCTCACTGCATTCAGAACGTCTACATTCAGTTCATCTTCAAGTGAGTTGACAGGACTAGAGCCTACAGCAGATAAAATCTCATTCACTGCATCTAGTTTGTTAGAAGGAGTGACAATCATAATTTATCCTTTGTAGTAGTATTTTTATAGTTGTTATTATGTATTATTTGGGAGCTGCAGGGATCTTAGGCTTCCTAGAGACTACCTTAGGTTTGACTTCAGTTGGGGCTTTAATCAAACCTAATTTAATCTTTTCTTCTACAGTCAAACGGGAGCCTTTCTTAGAACCCCCATTGACATAGAAATAGGAATCCTTAATGTCGGATTCCGAGTACATTACACACCAACCTGAGCAGTCTTAACGAAGAGACCCACGGCTTCAGGACGAAGGCCGCCGTGACCCACAGCCATCTTAGCGATGATCTGATCAGCCTGATATTCAGCTCTGCGAGCACGTTCCATAGCGAGGTCCTTCAGCTTAAGGGCACCCACAGCGGAACGGTGGAAGGCGATACCCTGAAGGACAGCCGTAGAGATCTGCTCCTTAAGAGCATGCTTACCATCAACACCAGTGTTCAAGAAGTTCGGGGTTTCCACAATCTGGAAGCCACAGACATTCTGGAGCTTGCCCGTATTAGGATCAAAGATAGCAGCAAAGTTAGCAGCATCCGGCATAAGGGCACGGCAGATAGCCGAATAACCTTCGGGGGAGACAAGGAAATAACGGTCACCTGCCGGAACCCAATTCTTCGTAAACTGAGCACGGGCATCAATCAGACCCTGCAGGAGGATGTTGCCATACTCCACAGTCGTAGCTTCATCCGTACCCGTAACATACTCAAATGCCTTGCCCGTACCCGGATTTTTAAGAGTAGTATTATCAGGGATGTTCTCAGGCATACCCGCGGCAGTCTTAGCACCCGTGTTAGCAAGTTCATTGATAGAGGCACAGTCGAAAGCCTGAGCAAGGGCTTCACCAAGCTGCTTCGAGTATTCCGTACGGACATCATAGTGATTCATTGCATCATCGATATCCGTGATAAGAGCATCAGCCGTGAGGAGACCATCGATAGCAATCACTCGCTCCGTGTTCTCCATCTTATTACGCTGATCATCTAAGGAGTTACCTGGGGTAAGATACTTAGCATGAGTACGACCCATGACAGCGAACGAAGCACTCTTCAATGCTTCATGTTTCACATAGACGTTACTCTATGCTCCGAATAGGACGCTGTAAAATCCTATTCAGCATACGGTTTCCCGTATGTTCAGACTATATCTTAACAATTGTTCCCATGCTCTTCCAAATATCGGATAGCACTTTCTAATCTATAAGGAGAATCCTTAAGAAGACCTATTGCAGTATTACACTGCATACAAAGAATGCCTCGTAGTTTACCTGTCTTGTGGTCATGGTCTGCCGAAGGTTTTGTATAGCGTGAACTGCCAAGCTCACAGCCACAAATAGCACATTTACCACCTTGCAAGATCCAAGCTCTTTCGTAGTCTTCAGGAGACCATCCAGTAGCTCTAAGACGGATCTTAGCTTTCACACAGTCTTTACACGAGTTTCGAATACTGATGTATTCTTCACCATTCTTTTGCTTATCCTTGCGGATGTAGAAGTCCTCTACAGGTTTCTTCTGTCCACAAGTAGCACAAATCTTCCAGCCTCTTTCGAGAGCTTCTTTAATATTTTTACGCAATTGTTGTTCCCATTTCGAGTACCACTTGGTACCCTACGTTATAAAACTAGTCGTTGAACCTTCCCTTCTTTCGATAGGGCTTGGCTTCTGATTGGCTTAGGAGTTACCCCTTAGCTTTCCAGAAGTTAAAGAACTTTAGGCACAGCAAGACTTAACCGTGCGGAATAGTACGAACAATCTGTTTGTCCATCATGACAGACGTTCTCGTGAAAGCCGTAAGGACTTCACCAGAGAAGATCTTCATGAACAGCTCATCACGATCACCAGCACTCAAATTCTGACCAGGATTAGAAATAGAATTAGCGGTTAACGCAGCCATTTTATTATATTCTTATTGTAGTTATATTATTGTTATTAGGAAATGTTTTTATTATGGGTACGTTACAACTGAGTATAGTACATCTTCATTTCGATAGCTCTAGTGTAACTGGGGTCAGCACCATAGCGGGGGTCACTCATAGCCTCCACTACTTCCTGCTTACTTGAGAAGCCCTTATAGCCACCCGTAGTAACCCCACCACCCATAATAGTAGGATTACGTGTTCCTTGCTTAGCAATCATCTTAGCTTTCATACCCTCAAACATAAGAGTAACAGCTTCAAGATTGTTGTTGTCAATAGCTCGATTAAAGGAACTCAGAACCTTATTAGAGAGGTTTCCTTGTGCCCACTCAATAACCTTGTTGTACGCCTGTTCTCCACCTGCTGAATTATAGACAGCATTAGTGAACTCACTCTCAAGGTTCTGTCGTGATTCAATGAAACCCTCAATGACCTCTGAAGGATAACCTGCCTGAGCAAGGTCAGCCATAGTCTTACTAGACAAGGCACCATACTCATTGTATTCCTTAATGGCCTGATTGAAGTCCACACCTTTAGCCTTAAGATCCTTACCAAGGGCATCTAAGGTTTTCGTGTGCTTATCAATCTTTACATTAAGGTCACCCTCAGGTTCCCCCTGTTGTGGTTCTGCCTGAGGCACACCCTGAGGTTCGCCTTCAGAAGGCTCACCCATAGGGACAGCATCATTACTGCCGCCATCCTTAAGCATACCTGTAGATTCATCACCATCAAAGGCAAGCTGCTGAGTACCTGAGATCATAATATCGACACCATTGTCGACACTAAGACCATCACTATTCAAGTTTGTTGTTTCTTCGCTCACCTGTTACACCCCCTGTTCCTGTTGAGCTTTGTTGTTATCTACTGCCATCTGAGCCTGAGCATCAATACCCTGCTGGGCAGCATACTGTTCCATCATTGCCTGCTGTTCCTTAGCAACCTGTTCAGGAGACTTAACGAGACCCGTAGCATCAATCTGAGCACTCGTGAAGATACGCATAGCTAAGTTCTGCTGATTGATCATCTGCATGATATCAGGGAACTGAGCAAGTACCTGAAGTGCCTGAGACAAGTTAGCAAAGTCATGACCACGACCCAAGGCATCAACACCAGTGATGACCGTAGGTTCAATCGTAGCGAACTGCTCAGAGATAGTCGGAAGGCTGCCATTAGACTGCATCTGATTGAAGATACAGGACACTAAAGGCAACTGAAGTTCCTGAGACAGGAGACTATAGACACCCCCTAAGGTATCCTCAAGTTCCTGAGCCATATATCTAATCTCTTCAGCCGTTACACGTTCAGCCTGCCGTTGCACACTAGAATTAAGCATGAAGCAATAAGACAATCTCTGTTCGATACCCTGAGATACCGCATAGCAGCCCTGAAGGTCAGTCTGTTTGTTTGTCTGCATTGCAACAATATCGTCCTGTCGACCTCTTACGAAAGCCCCATTCTCAGCTTTAGTAAGAGCCTTAATGTTAGTCTGACAGGAAGGAGACACTAGGTACAATACCTTAGCACAAATCATAGCCATATCGTTAATGGCATGCTGAAGGTTCTCTAAAGAGATCAAGTCACCAAGGTAATCTTCAACAAAGGATCGACCATAGGATTCCCCATCTTTCTTAGTGAATCTCACAGGGATCCAAGGACATTTGCCATAGGGATACGTCTGTTCTGATCCGGGGATAATGGTATTATTTACTTCCTGATAGGATTCCCAAGTGGATCCCTCTAAGGTATCCCCACGGACAAGATAGGTATGAGTGTAGATGTTAACCTTCTCAGAACGATTAACCTCATTACCTGCATTGCCTAAGAGACTTAAGATACTCGGAGGGATAGTCCCCTGAGCTAAAGTATCTCTAGCGACAATCTGAAGTACATTGCCGATAGCATCTCTTTCAACTACAAAGTTTCTGAGAGTGTAGCACTTCATGCCACCCTCTAGAGGAGGCAAAAAGAGCAACGCATTGCCAGCAATAATGAGCTGTTTGATGCACTCAAAGAGCGTAGGTCTAAGACCATTATGCTCCATATACTTCACCATAGCAGCCTCCATCATAGACAAGCCGTACTCTATGGTAGCCTTAACCTGATCATTGCCAGATGCCTGTAGTGCCTCATTAGATGCAGTATCTAACCCAAGTCTAAAGAAAGGCTGACCCGGGGGAAGCAAAGATAACAACAACTTAGATGCTAAGTTATTGAGACCTCTAGCCCCAATAGAATTATAAGGTGTCGTATAGGCAGTGCCACCATCATCAGATTCCTTAGGGAACAACTGAGGGATAGTATAGGTAGCATTCTTCTCTGCTCTCTGGGTATACTGATCTCTGTCCGTAGACAATCTTTCGTATACCTTTTGTGCACCTTCAGCAGTTTGATTATCTAGTTTAGTTTCTGCCATTATTACACAATATTACGTCCCGTACCCCCGGCACCACTAATGTTAACCTTAAGACTGCTCTTACGTTTCTTAGCGGTAGTAGAGACAGCTTTAGATCCCTTAGAGGAATCATAGGTCTCATTAGAACCTGTACCACCACTGTTCATGATACCCTCACCAACCTGAGGGTTGCTAGAGGGGCCAGCTGCAGTAGTGGCCTTAGTATCATCGTAACCCTCAGTACCAACCGAAGTGTCTACAGTGGGAGTAGTCTCAATATCCCCTACAATTTTCCTAACAGGAGAAATCTTAACGGTAGATGTTTTCTTACCACCTCTTGAATTACCGATATGATGATTACGATCCTGCCAAGATGAATCTCCACGTCCCATTAGACAATATTCCTTCCGCGAGAGGTACCAGTCATGTCAACCTTAAGAGACTTCTTGCCTCTCTTCTTTCCTTTAGTTAACTGTTGCTTCTCTGATTCTGCTTCAGTAGTGTTCTGCGTATCTGCATCCACAAACCCTAACTCAGGAGCAGGAACAGGCGCTTCAGTAGTCGATTGACCAGAGTTAAGGTGGCCACCAATAAGGCCACCAGTGGCGACATTAACTACTTTCTTAAAGGCTTTACTGATTTTACTGAATATGCCCATTAATATCCTCTTTACTTAAATAATAGCAATTATAAATATGGAATCCTTTAGAGACATAACTATTCTTTAACATAGGAGCACACCAATCATTGACACTCCCAGTTTGAATATAGTCACACTCATCATTCTTTAGACAATCAATTAAATAATCAGACAACGTTCTAGCAATGCCTGCTCCTCTTTTAAAAGATACAGTCCATTCTTCATTAAGGATTCTTTGCTTATCAGAATACCAAGGGTAACCATAGGATAACAAACAGCATCCCACTAGTTCATCTGCAGATTGACTATAGAAACCAATAATACGATAATCATATTGGTTATTATTCAATACTACATCTTTAACAAAAGACCTAATATAGTCTTTATCTAAGTTTCTTATGAAGGATAAATTATTAGGATTATCTATAATAGATTCCATACATTTATCTAGAGCCTCCATAGCTGTCTTTAAGTCTACAATAGGTTTAACATAAAGTTTACCTATAGACCCCCTATAGTCCCCCATAGTATTCATCATCCTTTTTTAATTTTTTACATTACGTTAGTGCCTACACCCTTAGCTTTGTCTAAGGATACCTTAAGACCTTTCTTACCCTTACGAGCCTTCTGTTCTTCAGTCTCCTGAGCACCAAGCTCCGGTTCCTGAGGTTCAACTACAGGGTTGTCTAAGGCAGGTGCCTGAACTTTCACTTCAGGTGTCTTAGGCTTTGAAAACAGTGAACCGATTTTAATCACCTATATGGTTTTGTTCATTGAACTTATTTTCAAGGAAGTCAAGTACATCCTGTACACCACCACAGTAATCAATGGTAGGCTTATAGCGGATCATCTTGCGTACATCAAAGATCTTCTGAAGTCCCTCCAACAAGTCTTTCGGGACAGCCGGAAAGTTGTCGAAGAGTGGTTCATCAGGATCACTTTTAGTGGTATCTTTGATATCAACTTTCATAGATTCGTCTTTCACGATTATCTATCTCCTAGTGGAGGTGAATTTATTATCAACTATCTGTCGTCTTAATAGGGACGATTTTATCAGGTGTCCAAAGGGTATCTTTAGTGTCCCCTTGTCGAAGAATATAGGCCATTCTAGCTTGCAGCAAAGCATCATCTTCAGTAAGGCCAGCTTTCTTGTAGGTATTAACTACAGTCTCCCATAGTTTATCCTGAGGGACATCCTTAAGGATCCTCTCTGCTCTTACTGCTCCAATACCGGGGCAACCTTTATAGCCATCAGCAGTGTCTCCTACTAGTGTCTGAAACATATGCCAATAGTTAGCTTTATCTTCGTCAAGCCAATAGATTTGATCTTCATTTACTTTATAGAAATGAGTAGGAAGAGTTTTGAAATCCTTATCCATTGACACAATTAAGGTTGTATCAGGGGTACTATTAATACCTATTACATCATCAGCTTCTAGAGATTCACTAGATTTAGATTCATAGTTATTTCTGATCCAATTCACTAATCCATAGTAGCAAGTAGGCTTTCTTTTATCAAGCCTATTGTTTTTATAATCAGGCATTAAGTGCTTCCTAAAGTTATCATTAGGGTCACTAAAGACAAACGAATAGTCATTCATTTCGACATTATGGTTTGTCTTTAGTATACCTTTAATACCACCAATAATCTCTTCAAATTGATCTATTGCGTCATCCAAATAAGCATGACAAGTATATAGACCATCTCCCCAATAGATATCCTTTTGGACAGCTGAAGAGGCTTTATAGGCCAATAGATCTCCGTCTATCAGCCCAATGTATTCTTTAGTAGCGCTCATAGGATGATGCAAGCTCAGCTCCAGAACGAGTAAGCAGCCATCGATTGCCTGCCTGTCGAATGTACTTATTGATTGACGTAATGTGACCTCGGGAGGCCATCTCAGCAATCATTCGTGCATTGTATCGACAATAGTCTGACTGAAGTTTAGGATGGACTTCACCAATGTAAGCAAGAGCACTGCAGTAGTTACTCATCTCAGCGTTACGCTTGTGAACAATAATCTCCCCAGTACTCTTCTCTTCTGTATAGAAATACTTAGGCATCTTCATAGCAGTCCTCCTCATAAGTAGCTGTATCAGAGATAACACTATAACCAAGCTTCATCAGGAGGTCATGAATAATCTCTTCAGGTGTCCAATCGTTTACCGTACGGGGCTCAGGATTGTAGTCAAGAATAGGCGCACCATTGAGTGTCACAAGAGCACCATAGGCAGGCACTGCACCATAGTGATCATGATGCACCTTCCACTTCCACATAATATGGATGTGCTTAACGTCATCCTTAGGAGCCTTATAGTCACGCAGCAGTGCTGCCTTAGTTTCTTTAGTCATACCAGTGTTTTCCATAGTAGTAATTAATGAGTATCAGCCATACTAGTGACATTCCGCCCACGAGTGACCAATCTTTCCTTCAGTATCAAGTTGACATTTAAAATTAAAGAATGCCTGAGTTTGTCTCATGGATTCCTGAGCAATCCTGCAGCAGTCCTCAGCGATTTCTTTTGTTCTGCAGGCAATCTGTACCTCATCCTTACCGTTTCCCATATTGCTACGGGTGTCGGACTATCTCTTTACAGCCTATTGGTATTAGCTGTAGTAGGCATTTCGAGACTAGGGGATCTCACCCCTAGCCCCTACGGTATATACCTAGTCTCTACACTTCCATTCTCGAATCCACTTACAGGCAGAGGAAAACGAGACACCAAAGACTTCACCTAGCTTAGTACCTGTACACTTATAAAGTTTCCAATACTCCTTAGCTTTAGCCTTTCTATCAGCATATCTAGTGGAGTTATGTTCGACTTTATGAGCGACGATCTTAACTAGCTCAAGGTGGCTAAGG